AGTTCGGGTGGACCAAGGCGGACAAGTCGATCGGCTGGGGCATCAAGTGGAGCATCGAGGCCGGCAAGACCTACACGCTGACGGACGAGACAAACGCCCTGCCGAGGGCCGTAAAGTGCAGCAGCGGCCCGACCTGGGATCCGGCGACGACGACCTGGACCGACGGCACGCTCGATGAGTCCGCGCACACTCTGACGTTTACGCCGCCCGCCGGCTCGCTGGTATGCGTCGTCTATCCTGCAGCGACCCCTCACGTCGAGGGCCAGGACGCCTACACCAACCGAGCGACGATCAACGGCAAGAGCCTTGAGGCAACCGCGACGATCAAGGCCTCGGGCGGCACCGACGGCGACGGCAAGACCAAGCCTCAGCCCGCGCCGGTCCCCACGCCTGATCCGAGCATGCCGACCCCGGCCCCGGTCCCGTCTCCTCTCCCGAAGCCCGATCCGAAGCCGACTCCGGCCCCGACCCCCTCGGATGAACCTCAGTCCACGCCGACTCCCACGCCTACTCCTACGACCAATCCGACGCCGGGCACGGTGAAGCCTTCGCCGAAGCCTGAGCCGTCCTCGACTCCCACAGTCGAGCAGCCGAAGCCGGCACCCGCGCCGACTGCCGCACCTGCCCCGCAGGAGCGCCTCGCTAAGACCGGCGCGACCGCTGACGGGATCTTCATCGCTGTCGGGATCATCGCTTTCGGGATCGGCGTCGGCCTCATCATCCTCCGCCTGCTTGAAGGTCGGAAGCACGAAGAGGAGCCCGCCCGATGAGCGCAAAGCACCTCACAAACCCGGTGGCACTCACCCTCGAGCTCGACGACCTCGGGTGGCTGCGCAACTTCCTCAAGGAGGAAAGCCTTCACGCTGAGATCGACCACGAGGAAGTCGAGAGACTCCACACCGACGTGGCGATCCGCACCGCAAAGGCAGTGCTCAGTAAGGAGCACGACAGGATGACGGAGATCATCGAAGCCCTGGACGAGGCCATGGTCGCAAACGACGAGCGCGAAGCCATAGCAAAGCGGCTCGCCGCGACGGTGCCCGTCATTCAGGACATCGCTAACACACACCACTAAGCAAGGAGAAGGACTGTGAGGTTCAAGAACACGATCACTGTCGAGCTTAATCAGGTCGACGCAGCAATCGCAGCGGTCCTGCTAGCAGAGCGCGCCGGCACCGCAGCCTTCAATGCACTGCTCTCAGACGAGACCGCAGAAATCGGCGGGACCACCAACAGAGGGGACCGCGCGCTCGCGGACTCGTATCTCAGAGTCGGCAACGCTCTGACGTTCGCGATCATGGGTGAGAAGAGCAATCAGGGCTTGCAGAGTACCGGGACACTTGCCCGCAGTACCGCGCTGATGGCCGACGCCATGCGGGCATCAGTTGCGGTCTCAGGAGTGAGCAAGGACGAATCATGAAGGTCGCGCACGTTGCCGTCTACCTCGATGCCGAGCAGGCGAAGCTGATCCGCTGGGATGCGCAGGAGGCTGTCCTCGCTGCGGATGAGGATCTGGAGCTCACGCAGAAGCTGCACGATGTGAACGCCCGCCGCCTCGCTCGCGAAGCGATCAGCACGAAGCGGGACATCTACCAGGAGATCGCCGATAAGGCTCAGGAAGCCTGCGAAAAGCTCAACAACGGCGAGTACGAGTACATCGACGACGTCGATTAGTACCCCGTCTGCTCCCCGATGAGCGCGGCCACGGGGAGGCCACCTGCAAACCCAGAAAAACAAGGCGGGACCGGCAGTAAGACCGCGCAGCCCGACAAGCAGACACCCGGGTGCAAGTCCCGGGCGGGCGCGAAGCCCACGCCACGAGCGCGCAGGGCGAGACCCCCCCTAGAGAAGGACCACCAATGACCACCATCAACGAGATCAAGGACAGGCTGAACGCCGTGGCGTTCGCTGGGCGCAGCTACGCAGGCGCAGACCGCGCCGCGATCGCGAAGGCCTACACAGACGCTGTCGCTGCCTTCGACCAGAACGCCGCCGTCGATATGGCTTACCTCCTCGACCGTATCGAGGAGCTGCAGACCGCGATCATCGCCACTGCCGCAGAGCTCGCAGACGCCGCCGTCTCCGTCGCTGACCGCTACGCCGGCAACGACGCCGAGACACTCGAGATCCGCCTCATGATCGGCGACCCCGTCGACAAGCTCGTCAACGTCGCGCAGGGCGCCGCGATCACAACCGAGGAGGCCGGGGAATGAGCGGCGCCGGACTCCTGAGCATCGAGTGGGAGATCGCCGACCAGCATCTCCCCATGCCTCATATCGTCGCGACGGCCTGCGCCGCGTTCGTCGAGGAAGCGGAACGCCGCGGACTCGTCATCCGATCCGGCCCCTCCCCTTCCGTCCTGCACGCGCTCCGACTCGTCAAGGTCACGGGCAAAGTCGCCAAGCCTGACGACGTCGTCGAGGAACCACAGCCGCCGCACACACTGCGACGCTGCCCCGCCTGCGGGGGCCACATCTACGACCTCACCGACATCGAAGGAGGCGACAAGTGATCGAGATCAAGACCGTGCGCACCGTCCACGCCTTCCGCCGCTGCCCCGTCTGCCGCACCCAGCTCGCGCCGAAAGGCGCGAATGTCCGCGTCACCGTCGACGCCGAAAACGAAGCGACCGCAATTGAAGCGTTCACCCACAAAGCCTGCGCAAAAACCGTCATCAGCTTCACCCGCGAGCGCGGATACACGCCTGCCGAGCTCGTGGAGGTCGGCGTCTGGGCTGAGGAGCAGCGATGAGGCTCCCGATCAGGATCCAGCGCCGCCGCACTCGCGGCTGGAAGATGCCGGCGCACACGAAGTATGTAGGGCGAGGAAGCACATACGGCAATCCGTTTTGGGTCGCTCGGTCGCAGTTTGAGCTTAAATATGGCGGCGCCTTTGTCGTCGAGTCTCCTGCGGAGGCTGTCGAGAAGTTTCGTGAGTGGATCAGACACACGGCAGAGGGGCGGTTCGTCGCTGGGTGCGCGGCGCGGAATCTCTGGGGCTTCGATCTCGCATGCTGGTGTCCCGCTGAGCAGCCGTGTCATGCGGATGTCCTCTTGGAGATCGCAAACCCGCGCGGGGAGCGCGAATTCGAGAACCCCTACTACAGGATGTGGGAACGGGACGAGGTGGACGCGCAATGACCACCATCGGATCGTTGTTCACCGGCTACGGCGGTCTGGACATGGCAGTCCGCATGGCGCTTGATCCGGCGGCTCGGGTCGCTTGGACGAGTGACGTTGAGCCGGGGCCGTGCAGGCTGGCTGAGGTGCGCTGGCCGAGTGTCCCGAATCTAGGGGACATTACGCAGGTCGATTGGTCGACAGTGGAGCCGGTAGACATTATCTGCGGCGGCTCGCCGTGTCAGGATCTGAGCCTCGCAGGTCGCCGTGCGGGCATGGCCTCGGGGACGAGGTCGGGCCTCTGGGAGTCGATGTTCGAGGCGATCAAGACGCTGCGTCCGCGTCTGGTCGTGTGGGAAAACGTGAGAGGAGCGCTGACAAGTGGAGCCTACAGTCTGGTGGAACAAGAATCGCGACTGCTGGGAGACCGAACAGATGGACCTGCTCTCAGAGCGGCAGGCCGTGTGGTCGGAGACCTGGCCTCAATCGGCTATGACGCGCAATGGTGTGTTGCGCGAGCTTCCGACGTCGGCGCCCCTCACCAGCGAGAGCGTCTGTTCCTTACTAGCCACCCCGCAGGCGAACCTTGGAAGCTGCGGGGGCTCACAGCCTCCACAGAAACGCAGGGAGGGCGGGCACTCGGTGAGTCTCGCGGATCAGATCGAGCACCTGGCGCTCTGATCTCGACGCCGACTGCGTCGGACCACAAGGCCGGTCGTCATCAGGAGGGGACGGGCATGAGCCTCTCGCAGCCGGTGCAGATGCTGCCGACGCCGCAGGCGACGAACGCGACGGCGTCCTCGACCGGCTACGGGGCGAATCTGCACGAGGTGGCTCGTGATCTGATGCCGACACCGTCAGCATCGGATGCGATTATGGGCCTTCCTCGGACGAGCGGGCGCCCGCCTGAAAAAGCGACGAAGCTCGCGACGCGGATTGAGTACACCGATTTTGGCATGTACGCGCCCGCGCTCGCGCGCTGGGAGCAGGTGCTCGGTCGCCCGGCTCCGGCTCCGACTGTCCCGCCGTCGCGCGAGGGGGGGCGAGCACGGCTCTCGACTCGTTTCGTCGAATGGCTCATGGGATTACCCGAAGGGCATGTGACCGGCGAAGATCTCGGCCTCACGCGCGAGCAACAGCTCAGACTCCTCGGGAACGGCGTCGTTCCGCAGCAAGGCGCCGCCGCTATCTACCAGCTCACCAAGATCGCCCTTAAGGAGGCAGCATGAGCAACCTCGACCCGCTGAAGGATCTCGCCGACGTACACGACTTTCAAGAGCGCGCGATCGTTCGCGCAGTTCGCCTGACTCGCGATAACGCGGACGAGATCGCACTTCGCGCCCGGATGCGCGTGAGCTTCACGCCCGAGGGGAAGGTAATGCTGTGCGGGCATAGCTTCGTAATTTGGGCGCTGGAGGGTGACGTGATCTTCGCTAGGCCCGGAAGCATGAGGCTCTCGGTCAGGACTGAGGAGGACTTCCTTGCCTGGTACACGCAGCCGGGCGAGCAGCTGACGGAGGAGGATCTGGGATGACCTCGCAGCTGGTGTGGGAATCACGAGTCTTGCCGCTGACGCGCGGCAAGCTCATTACCGCAAACGACAAGATGCACTGGGCGGCGCGGGCGAAGCTCACGAAGCAGCTCCGCCAGTGGGGATACCTGCTTGGCCGTGAGGGTGAAGGCGTCGCGCGCCTCGGACTGACGCACGCTCGAGTGGAGATGGAGTTCGCGTATCCGGACAGGCGGCGGCGTGACCGCAGCAACCTCGCGCCGACGGTAAAGGCGCTCATGGATGGACTGATCGACGCCGGGCTCCTGCCTGACGACTCGGATCGGTTCCTCCACGGCCCGCACACGGTGATCGCAGATCGCCTAGCGGGGAAGCACTTGAACCTCCCGATGTATGAGGTCCGCGTCCGCGTGTATGTGGACACTGAGAAGAAAGAGAGCAAGTAATGGCCGGAGAAACCGTCATCACTGTCATCGGTAACCTGACCGCTGACCCCGAACTGCGCTGGACGCAGTCCGGCGCCGCAGTCGCCGACTTCACCGTCGCCTCAACCCCCCGAACCTACGACCGTAACGCCGGCGAGTGGCGCGACGGCGACACCCTCTTCATACGCTGCTCCGTGTGGCGCGAGACCGCTGAGAACGTCGCCGAATCGCTGCGCAAGGGCATGCGCGTCATCGTTCAGGGTCGCCTCACCCAGCGCTCATACGAAACCCCGCAGGGCGAACGCCGAACGGTCGTTGAGCTGCAGGTCGACGAGGTCGGCCCATCCCTGCGCCGCGCCCGCGCACAGGTCACCCGCGTTCAGGCACAGGCCGCGAGCGCGCCGTCCGCGAGCGCGTCGGCCTCTGGCGGCGCTGCTGGGTGGGGGCAGGAGGCTCCGCAGCATGACCCGTGGGGAGCACCTGCTGCCCCGTCTGAGCCGCCGTTCTGATGGAGCGACACTGCCCAGACTGCGGTGAGCTTCTCGCTGCAGGGCACGCGCGTTGCAGGCCGTGCTTCCGGCGGTTTGAGGCTGAATACCAGCGGAAAACCGAGCGCGACTGGATGAGGCGCAACTTCCCGGAGTTCCGGCCCCGGGACTTGTTCCCGGAGGACTACTGGGAACAGACGGAGATCAAGAAAACAACCGTAAAGGAGGACGACTAATGGCATGGGTCCGAGTCGGCGACGAAGCGCTGAGCCACCCGAAGCTCATGAGCTTGTTCGACGTGGAGGGGGCCGAGGACATCTCGATCATCGAGATGTTCGGTTTCCTCATGGCACTCGCGACCTACTCGGCCAAGCACCTAACCGACGGAATCATCGAGAGAGGCGCCGCCTTCCGCGACGGCGAGCGCTCGCGGGTTGTGCGCCTCATCGATGCGGCGGTGGCCGCAGAACTGCTCACGTGGGTTGAGGTGGACGGCGCGAAGAAACTGCGCTTGTTCACGGATGAAGAGTTCATTCATATCCAGCCCCGTGAGGAGGTCATGCGTCGCCGCGCACGGTCGCGGGAGAACCGCGACAAGGACAAGAAAGCTGCTGTGATCTTCCGCGACGGCGATCAGTGCCGTTACTGCGGCAAGCTCGTGCGCTGGACCGGCCCGATCGGCAACAACTTCGGCACGCTCGATCACGTCGATCCGGACTCGCTGGGGGACGCTCCAGTCGATGGTCTCGTGGTCGCGTGCCATGAGTGCAATTCATCGCGCGGTCATGCGCGCGAAGCGTTCGACGCGGCCTCGCCGCTGCGTCCCGTTCCGTCCACGCCTTATTACGGAGTGTGGTCGGCTGAGTTCCTTACCAGGTGCGGATATGAAGCCGTGCCGTCCGTGGATCCGGGCACGCCCGTTGACCCCGCCTCAGAGACGCCCGCGAGGGGCGTTCTCCCGGGCCGAGGGTCCGGAGCACCTGCTGAACCCGGGCGCGGCTCCAGCGGCCCCGCTGAGGCTGCTGTGCGTGACCCCGGCGCGTCCGAGAGACGCGCGTCCGAGGGTCCGCGTATTCGACGTAGTCCGGACTCAAGTCCGAACCATAGTCCGACGTCGAAGGGTATCAAGCCGAATACTCTCGGGTCGGGTAGGGACGGGACGGGCCAGGCAGGCAAGGGAAGGGCAGGCACGGGCCAGGCCGGGAAGGACCAGGCCGGGCACCCGCGCACACCTCAGCAGAAAACCAACAGGCAGAACCGTAGAAGGAGAAGAAGGTGACCGAGAAGGAAGAGCTGAGGGGCAAGGTAGAAGATGCACTCTCAGCACTGGTACAGGCAGGGCACGGAGACCAAGCAGTGACCGGGGCGTGGGTGATCTGCGCTGAGGTCATGGTCCCCGGCAAAGAAGAGGTGACTGTCTTTATGCACGATGGCGGCGGCTCGATGCTCGCGCGACGCGGACTCATCGAATGTACTCGCGATCAGCTCGCCTCATGGGTGGAGGGCTACGATGACTGAACACAGCGACCGCAGGGTTTGCTCGGTGACGGGTGAGCCTCTCCTCGACGGAGAGTTCCTCTCTCGCGGCGGCGCGGCCCGCGTCCGCGTGGCGACCGCATCAATGCCAGGCCTGATGAGTGATCTCGCCTACGCTGCGTCGCACGGCGTGCGCACAGGCGAGCAGGTAGGCGGCGCGGGTGTCCCCTCGTCGAGAGCCCCGCTCAACCTGGCGCTCATGATCGAGGTCGACGAGATGTGCGACTCGATCCTCACCTGGGCGACACTCCTCCTATCGCACGTGATGGGGCCGTCCTACTGGGTGCGGCCTGGCGATTGGTGGATGGTCGCGCGTGTGTTCGACCTGCATGAGGACAAGCTCCGCAGGTGGTCGGAAGCCGAGCAATGCGCAGACGAAGTACTGTACTCAGTCGCGCGCCTTGAGCGTCTCGCCTCCCCCGGCAGACAGCGTCTCGTCTACGTCGGCTCGTGCAGTCAGTGCGACGCTGATCTTCTCGTGCGCGATCCAGATGAGGAGGCGACGACCTGCCGGGAGTGCGGAGCGGTCGAGCAGATCGGCGAAGCCTGGGAGCGACTCCTCTCGAAAGCTCGTGAGTCTTTGCTGCCACGCTCGCGGGCGACCCGCGTCGCGGAGATCCTGGCGGGCGTGCAGATCAAGGATCCGACTGTCCGGAAGTGGACGCAGCGGGGGCAGCTGGCACCCCGGGCGCGGAGGGGCGGGGATCGGCTCTACAGGGTCGGGGATATTGAGAGGCTGGCGACACGTCGGATGTAGGCGCGTGTCGCTTGCAGAAGGGCTTGTCACGGCGTATTCTCCTAGTGTGGCCCTGAGCGTAAGCGAGGGGCTTCTGCTTTAACGGCAATCCGCGCACTTGTACTGACCCCCGCTCCCATCGGCCCCGGTGGAGCGGGGGTCAGTGCATACGGGCTGAGAGGGGCGGGCATGGCATGGGAGACCTCGGGCCGCGCTGCCCG